TATCCCGGTTGCGGTGAGCGGGCAACCGATGTCGATCACATCGAGCGTGTGTGCGATGCACCGCATCGACGACTCGACCCGACCAACCTGCGTGGCTTCTGTCACCGGCATCACTCGTCGCGCACGATGCGAGATCAACATCGGTGGAGCAACATCGGATGACCAACACTCAACACTCGTTAAGGTGGGTCACCCCAAAAAGTCCAAACCGTTCTGTCTTGGGCGACCGCCCGCAGTCGTTTTTGTGCGTGGGCAGAACCTTATGAAACGAGGCGGACGGCCGCGCCTGACGGTGGCGGAAAAGGCCCGACGCGGGACGCTCAAGGCGAATCGTGAACGCATGCGCGGCGATGCCGGGAAGACGCGGCCGGAGGCGACTCGGTCGCGGGCGGTGCCGGCGACTACGCGCGATTTCGTGGCGATCGCGGACGGCTATGTCGCCGACGTCATCGCGGGCCGGATCACGGCGGGCCAGTGGGTGACCAAGGCGTGCCGGCGCTTCGAGCGCATGCGAGAGACGCACCTGTTTTCGCGCGAACACGTGCAGGACGTGTGCGCGTTCGTCGAGCAGCTGCCGCACGTCGAGGGGCGCTGGCCCACCGAGACGATCACGCTGCAGCCGTGGCAGGCGTTCATCCTAGCGGCCGTCTACGGATTCCGCGACAGGACGACAGGCGCGCGGCTGGTGACGACGGTGTTCTTTCAGGTCGCGCGCAAGAGTGCCAAGTCCACGCTCGTGGCGGCAATGGGCTTGCATCACCTGGCGTGCGAGCAGGAACCCGGCGCGCAGGTCATCAGCGCGGCGACGACGGGCATGCAGGCGCGGATCGTGTTCAGCATCATGCAGCGCATGGTGCGCCGCTCGCGATGGTTGCGGGACCACGGTTTTACGGCGTGGGCGAATGCGGTCACGTGCGGCGACGACGGCGTCGCGAAACCGATCAACAGCAAGAGCAGTTCGCAAGACGGACTGAATCCAAGTTTCATTGCCCTGGATGAATCACACGCGCAGACGTTCGAATTGCACGACGTGCTCAAGAGCGCGCAGGGCTCGCGCGTCAGTCCCATGCTCACCGCGCCGACCACGGCCGGCTATTCGTTGACCAGCGTTGGCTACGCGCTGCGGTCCGCGGCCATGAAGCTGCTCGACGGCGTCATCGAGAGCGATCACACGTTCGCGGTGCTCTACGAGCTCGACGAGGGTGACGCGTGGGACGACGAGCGGTGCTGGATCAAGGCGGCACCGATGCTCGGCATCAGTCCGACGCTCGACTATGTGCGGCGCTACTGCGCGGACGCTCGCGCCACACCCGGGCTGCAGGGTGAATTCGAAGTCAAAATCTGCAACCGCTGGCTGCACTCGGCGTCCACGTGGTTGTCGATCGCGGCGTGGGACGCCTGCGCGGATCCGAGTCTGCGACTCGACGACTTTGCCGGCGAGCTCGCCTGTATCGGCGCCGACCTCGCGCAAAAAGACGACTTGGCGGCGCTGGCGATCACGTTCGTGCGTGACGGCATCATCTACGCGTTCGTCAAGTTCTATCTGCCGGCCGGCGTCATCGAGCAGCGGTCGCGGGCCGTGCCGGCGTATCGCGAGTGGCTCGATCAGGGTGTGCTCGTGCCGACCGAGGGCACCACGCTCGACGAGCGCGTGGTCGAGACCGACATTCGCGCCTGGTGCGAGCAGTTCGACGTACGCGTGATTGCGTTCGACCAATTCGGCAGCGCGGGCATCAGCACGCGACTCGCGTCTGAGGGATTCCCGGCGACCCTGGTGCCGAAGAACGCGGCGACGTTTTCAGAGCCGTCGCGTGATCTTGAAGTGCGCGTGCGGCAGCAGATGTTTCGACACGACGGCAATCCCGTGTTGCGGTGGAACGCGTCCAACGTCTGCGTCACGCGTCGCGCAGATGATTCCCTGCTGCCGAAGAAAGAGCACCCGGATTCACCGAACAAGATCGACGGCATCGACGCGCTACTGCTGGCGATGGGCGGGCTGAGCCGATCGATCGCGGCGGACGACACCGGGCGGAGCTGTTGGGAAGACCCCGATTATCAAATGTTGATCATTTGAGCGTATAGGAGATTGTATGAACGCTGAACAGTTGGTCGAGAAGGTACGGACGATATTCGATCGCAAGTTGACGACGGCTCGAGAGAGGCGGGCGACGATCCTCTCTCAGAATTCGGCGGCGCATAGTGATTTTGCGGATCGCCGCATCACTCAAACCGAACTTGAGCACTACATCGAGAAGCTAAGTCCGCAGTTTGATGCGGCGGACCGCGCGCTGGCTGTCTTGTCGCGCAAGGTGGGCCGTGATGATGTCGCGCCAATCATGCGCACCTGGCTGACAGAGCGGACGTCACGTCTGGAGGCGTTGCAGCAGCAGGCGGCCGACGTCAACGCAGAGATCGTCTTAGCGGAGAAGGCGATCAGCGCCACGGGTGTGCAGACCGGCATCGGGACGTGCAGGCTGACCGAAGTGTCCGACCTGCCGCTTGTGATCGCCAACTATCGGCATCGTGTCGGCGTCGCGTTGGCGCCGAGATCGGAGCCGCGTCCAGTGCAAGCGCCGAATCTGAATTACGAGCCTCGCTTGTCGACGGTGGTGAGCTAGGTGAAGACACTTCCCTGTCCGCGGAACTCACAACTATCTCGGCGGCCGGGGCCGCGGGCAGGCTGGCTCCTGGGTCCATTCAGTGAGCCGGGTTCATGCCCCCGACCGTCGAGGATACCAAGGAAACGATGATGCATCTAAACGAAACGTTCATGCGTGACCGGCGCGAAACAGCGACGGATCAGCGCGGGATTCCCGGCAGTTTTCAGCGAGCGCTGACGGCGCTCAAGGGTACGTGTACGCACTGCACGCGGCAGGCCGTGGTCTCGAATGGCGCGGGGGTCGCTTTGTGCGCACATCATCGCGCGTCTCGCCCTCTGGGCTCGATCGCTGAGCGCGAGAGACTGCGACAAGAGATCGACATAGAGAGGCGCTCGTGACCGATTCGCTGTCTGGCTACGCGGCCGTTTTCGACCAAGAGACGATTATTGGTGGACTGTTTCGCGAAAGGATTGCGCCTGGCGCTTTCACCGACGCCATCAAGCGGGACGACGTTCGCGCCTTGTTCAATCACGATCCGAATGTCGTACTGGGCCGCAAATCTAGCGGGACGCTGACACTCGGCGAGGACCGGAAAGGCCTGCGGTACACGATCACCTTGAACCCGGATGATCCAGCCGCCGTGAGCATGGCGGCACGGGTCTCGCGCCGCGACATCACCGGCAGCAGTTTTTGGTTCGGCATCGACAGCGACGACGACGAGGAGTGGCTAATCGATGATCCGAAGAAACTGCCGCTGAGGATTCTGAAACGTCTGCGCTTGGTCGATGTGAGTCCCGTCACGTTTCCCGCGTATTCCGAGGCGTCGGTGGGCACGCGTGACAGCATCACCGAACGAGAGCGTCTCTCGGCGCTAATCCAACGTGAACGACTGCACGCTGACATCAGAGACCGACTGGCGGAGGCTCGCGCTGCGGCACGGCGTGAGACACTTCGCGTTGGGAGGTTGAGATGTCGATGAATCAAGAGGCGTTGGCCGCGGTCCTGGCTGATCATCAGGCGCAAGTCGCGGAGTTCGCGCGAACGAGCTACGAAGCCGATGGCCGCGGGGCAGTGCGCGTGGAGTTTCCATTGCCGCGAGCAGGCGCCACGATCGTCAGCGTGACTGAGATGGTGTACCACACGCTTGAGGAGTTGCGCGGCCTTTTGGCGGCTGACGACGCCGATCAGGCGGTACTGCTGAAGATGGTCGAGACGTACGACCCGACCACGCAGGCCGTCGTGGTTGCGGCGTTCACGGGAGGAAATCCCATCTCAGTAGAAATGAGACTCGAGCCGCCGACGATGGTGGACGGCGCAGAGGGGGTTCACTGATGCTCGGTACCGGGCACGTACTGAAGGAAGTCGTCAATCGTGGAGTCATCAAGCGACACGTCACGCGGCCAGACAACGGGCTGATCCTGTTGAGCCATGACGTACGTGACGAACGGCAGCCATTTGCGTTGGAACGGGATGAAGAATCCGTTGAGACCATCCGTCAGACGAGCGACGGTTACTTGAAACACCAATTGCCCCGCGGATATGGCCGCGTGATTGCCACTGAGCGGCACAACACGATCGTCTACCTGCGTGTGAAACGTGACTCGACTCGCGTAGAAAGTGCTCATGAACGTTCGGCCGGTATATCTGGCGAGCCTGACTCCGATGGCTAGACGTTCAAGCGGTAGGCACTGGGTTAGCCGCAAGGCATTGCGTTCCTCAAACGTGAAGAACGGCTGATGCTCCGAAGTGAACTCAAAGACCATCGCGGTCTTCACCGCCCACACAGCTAGGAGATCGCACTGGGCACGCGTCAATTCAGTCCGAGCCCCGCTCTGGATCATGGGCTCCATGAAGGGACGCACGCACTCCTCAAGATCATGCATCCAGCCGCCATTGCAGGCGTCACGACAGAAGTCGTTGGCCTTCACGCCCATGTCGTTGTGCGACGGCTGAAACTGTATCGGTTGCTGCGTCCGAGGGTGCTTTCGCGTGCCGACGACAGTCGTCGGCACAGCCGGGAACAAGCTGCGGATCCAATTCGGCCACGCGTGTTCCTTGGTGATCTTGACGTCTGTGAGTCCACAGAATTCACAGCGGCGCTTGGGTGCCATGAGGCCGCTAAGGTCTCACAATCGTTGCTAGATGCACCACTTCCTGTGGCACGTCCGTGACGACACCGTGGAACCTGTTGTCGATCCTGTCGGTATCAAAATTCGGGCGGAACAGTGTGCGGTGCCAGTCGCCAAAGACGTCTTGATAGTAAATCGCGTAATCAGAGGCCAGCAGCATCGGTGCGTCCAACTCCAAGGTGACGTTTCCCAGGCGTGTCGCCTCCGTCTGGCCACTTCCGAGGGGCTCAAGCACGTCGAGCGTCTTCATGATTTCGTGGCGAGTCGGCTCAAACACGACGAGAGTGATGGCGTGGCCGCGGCCGACGTTCTTCACCTTAACGACCTTGAGATCGATAGTGTGAGAGTCGGAGTCACCTGCCTCTGCCTCGGTGGCGACCACGCGCACAATCGGGCGGGAATTTAGTCGGAGCGTGAGGGCGGCGAAGGTGCGTGAGGAACGCGCGATCAATGCGGCGACAATCGACACGGCCAAGGCGGCAAAGGATACGAACGTGCGGACGTCTTCTCCGTTCATCTTGACACCAACCTGTGAGGGGGCGGACACTGATGGGAATTGAAGCGGGCCGACGCCGAGTTGACACCTCGACGCCGACCCTAGATCGCTCACTTGGTAGCGCCAAGCGAGACGACCCTGCGGAGCATTTTATCAACCGCAGGCGACCCGCCTTTGCTTGGCCTCCACGTTCCGTGACGGAGGCCTAATCGTGACAGACAGCAAGCGACCGAAACACCCGTTGCCAGATGACGAGCGTCGTGTATTCGAGCGCATGAAGGACTGGGCCGACGAATTGAACTCGCTCATGGGCATGTACACCGACAACGGCCAAATGCCGCGAGAGCGTTCGGAAGCGGCGCGCACGGCCTATCGCAACGTCAAGGACGGCCTCCGGGCAGAGTACAAGCGGCACTCTGCCAACGACGGCCGCACGGCATTGACGCCCGCAGAACGTCGCTGGTATGAGCGGACCGTCCATCAGGCCATGACGCAGTTGAGGGCTCCGATTAGTGCTGCGCCGGAAAAGTGGTTCTCCGGTGTGTACAGCGCGCATTCAGACTTCAAGATGGAGATGCATCGAATGAACGAGGTGTACGACATTCCTCAGGAGTGGTTGAAATGACAGGCACGTTGACAACAGAGAAGAGGCACATCCTGGAGCGTCTCGTTATGTGGCGAGAACGGATCGAGAGCGTGCGTGAATCGCTCAACGAGGATCCACGCAAAGCTCGGAAGGCCTACACGGATTTAAAAGCAGCGCTCAAGGCAGAGAGCAAGACAGTGAAACGCGGTTCCTTGAGTGAGGCGCAGCTGCGGTTCTATGAAAAGCCGATCCGGGATGCAGCGGTCCACTTGATCGCGCCAACAAACGCGCGGCCAGAGAAGGTGCGTGAGTCTTTGTCTGAAGCCCACTCGGACATCTTTCTGGGAATCTCCAAATTGAACAAAAGAGAGTCGAGCGATAGATGAGTCTGAGAAAATTTTGCAGTCACAAACTGCCGAACGATCATGCGATGTACTGCACATCGTCGCCGCAGTGTGATCATCATTGGTTTTACGATTTCCGCGTCAACCAGAAGCGGTATCGACAAACGACCGAGACGTCGAACAAGCAACTGGCGAAGTCGATCGAGGCGAAGGAACGATCGCGGGTGCTCGAAGGCCGTCACCAGATCCGACGACAGCCGGACATCACGTTTCGGACTTTCGCCGAGACCTACATCACCGACCACGCGGCGCTCAACAAACGGAGCGTCGAGCGCGACCGCGAGATCATCAAGGTGTTGAATCGAGCGTTCGGCTCGCTCATCCTGCACGAGATCACGCCGCATCGGATCGAGCAGTTCAAACGCGATCGACTGGCGGGGAAGTGGCGGGGGAACGGCTACAAGTCGGCGCCCAGGCCGGTGAAGCCTGGAACCGTCAATCGTGAATTGGACTGCCTTCGGGGCATCCTGTCGAAGGCGGTGGAGTGGGGCAAGATGCTCGACTCGCCGGCGCGCACGGTCAAGCGGCTGAAGGTCGACAACCGGCGCACGCGGATTCTCAGCGAGGACGAGCAGCTACGGCTGCTCGCGGCCAGTCCGCCGAAGCTGTCAAGGATGGTTCGCTTGGCGCTCATCACCGCGGCGCGGTTCGGCGAGCTCCTGGCGCTGCGGTGGGACGACATCACCGACGTCGAAATCACGTTCCTCGAGACCAAGAACGGCCGTTCGCGTCGACTGCCGGTTTCCCCGGCCATTAAGGCCGTACTCGACCAATGCCCCAAAACCCGCTCAGGGTTCGTTTTCACGAACCCGCGGACGCATGAGGCCTACACGGTCAACGGGGTCGCCCACGTCTTCAAGCGGGCGCTCGGGCGGGCTGGAATCGACACCGCTGACGTGAGCCTGCACACGCTTCGGCACACGGCCATCAGCCGGATGATTGCATCGGGCATCGATGATTTCACGGTGATGTCGATCTCGGGCCATCGATCGGTGCGAATGCTGGAGCGTTACACGCATCCGACGACGGCGCGGAAGCTCGATGCGCTGACGGTGGACCTGGATGGGCTGAATCTGGGCAGAACGGAAAACGAGGCGCT